AAAACCTCTGCTGCGGGGCGTACTGATTTGTCTATTCTGCAAAATGCGGGCTTTGAAGTAAGAGTAAGAAGCAAGCATTCAGCAGTAAGAGACCGAATCAACGCGGTGAATTCTAAGCTATGCTCTTCTAAAGGGGAGCGTGGCTTGTTTGTTAGTACCAAATGCAAAAGAACTATTGCATCCCTGGAAAGACAAACTTATAAAGAAGGGACGAGCCAACCCGACAAGGAAGGAGGACACGACCACATGAACGATGCTCTGGGCTACCTTGTCGATTATCTCTACCCCATTAGAAAACAATTCGAGGCTCAAGAGCCTACACGATGGACTTAAGATATGGACACAAAACTTGAATATGAGCACCCAGACTATCAAGCCAATAAGTATCGCTGGGAGTTCTTTTTACGCAGTTACATGGGTGGAGAAGATTACCAAGACGGATCCTATTTAACCGCATATACGAATGAACACAAAGACGATTACACTAGACGAATTAAGCTCACACCATTAGATAACCACTGTAAAAACATAATCCACATATATTCTAGCTTTCTGTGGCGTGTTGCGCCGATTAGAAACTTTAACTCATTAGCTGGGAATCCAGCGCTTGAGTCATTTATGGACGATGCAGACCTAGATGGACAGAGCTTTAATTCATTTATGCGTGAAGCTCAAATCTGGTCTAGTGTTTATGGACATGTCTGGTTAATGATGGACAAGCCCAAATCTACAGCGGGGACTAGGGCAGAAGAGCTAGAGCAAGAGATTAGACCATACATTACTCTTTTCACACCAGAAAACGTTTTTGACTGGAAATGGGAGAGACACGAAAGCGGAAGATTCAGGCTCTCTTACCTTAAAGTTAGGGAATCTGTCGAGAGAATAGATGACACAACAACTGTCGAATATTTCCGATGTTGGAGTAAGGACTTAATTGAATATTACCGATACGACGGAGATACAGCCGAAAAGTTAGACGAGGCTGAAAACCCGCTAGGGCTTATACCAGCAACATACTTGCCAGCGGCTCGTTCAGTTGTTCGAGGTATTGGGCTTTCTGATTTGTCAGATATTGCCTATATGCAAAAAGCCATCTATTCAGAGCTTTCAGAAATAGAGCAGCTAATTAGAATCTCTAACCATCCTACATTGGTAAAAACCTTTGACACAGATGCAACTGCGGGAGCTGGTTCGATAATTAATATGCCGGAAGATATAGAGCCAAGTTTAAGACCGTATCAGATGCAGCCTAGTGGACAAAACCTAGATGCCATCAGGAACTCAATTACTGACAAAGTAAACGCCATCAACCGCATGGCTCACATGGGTGCTGTGAGGGGAGCAAAAGAGATAACAATGTCAGGCGTTGCAATGCAGACTGAATTTCAGTTATTAAACGCTAAGTTATCTGAAAAGGCAGACATTCTTGAGTTAGTAGAAGAGCAGCTATGGAGTATCTTTGCTGCATGGCAAGACAGCACATCCGATGTTGAAGTGTCTTACCCTGACTCATTCGATTTAAGAGACTACCCACAAGAGCTTCAATTCTTACAACAGGTTAAAGCAAGCGGTGTTAAGTCTGCTACCTTGCAAAAAGCTGTGGATGGAAAGATTGCCGACCTTGTGTTAGATGACGAGGAATTACAAAAAGCTCATGATGAAATAGATGCGCAAACAACGGTGCTAGGACAATTTTCGCCAACTGAGGAAGTAGCCCCAGCAGATGGCACTGTCTGATAAAAACGTAGCTCTTTTAAAAAGGCTAGCAGAACAGCATAAAAAAAGAATTAGCGATGCTTTGCATGAGCTTGAGCGTCGTGTAGCTGCTTATGCCATTTCTGCGCCTGTAGATAATGAGCAGTTATTTGACTTAGCATGGTCGTTGCGCGCACGTAATGATTTGCGGCAAATGATAGAAGAAACCTACCTGGCAGAAGTGCAATCAATTATAGAGGAATACCCAAAAATAGAAGCCAGCACAATGGCTATGCTAAAGAAGTTCGACAATTTTGTTGGTGTTGAGCGAGAAATGATAGCTGGATTGCAAACCTTATCTTTTAGGGGTTTTGAGGCTATAGCAAGTCAACAGCTAGAAACACTATCGGAACAAATGTACCAGTACACGCTTACAGGTGGCAGTCGTGCAGATATGGTCGAGAAGTTAAGGCAGCAGATTAATGGTGTTTACATGGCTTCTGACAAGGAAGAAATACAAAGGCTGGTTGAAATAGCCCAAACATCCCTGGACGACAAAGAAGTAGAAGCTGCCGTAGAAAAGTTACACAAAGAGTACGCCGCAGACAGAACAGGGACAAACATGCGCCGTTATGCTACACAAATGTCACAAGACAGCATAATGCAATTTCATCAATCAATAAGCAAAAGAGTTGGCGAAGAGCTAGGTGTTACTAAGTGGCGTTACTCTGGAAGCATTAAAGTTAACTCAAGAGACTTTTGCAGAACAAGAATAGAGGACGGAAGAATATACACTACAGAAGAGCTCAAGAAAATATGGCAAGGCACCTGGGGCGGGAAATCAGGCAGCGACCCCTGGATAAACAGAGGTGGGTATAACTGCACTCATGTGCTAGACCCTATAGTTGAAGAGTGACAAAAAATAAGCTAATATCCGAGAATTACTCTTTTTAGAGGTTCGCAACGTGAGCGATGAAGACACGGAAGCACAAGAAAAAGCGGAAACTCAAACCGAACAAATCGAGGAAGAAGTACAGGTAGCGAAAACGTTTACTCAAGAAGAGCTAGACAAGATAGTAGCTGACCGCGTTAGCCGTGAGAAGCGAAAAAATGAAAAAGCTCTTGATGGTGTAAACATCGAAGAAGCCAAGGAGCTGCTGAGAGCCAAAGAAGAGGCTGAAGTAAAAAGGCAGCAAGAACGAGGTGAATTCGATGCAGTGTTAAAGAGAAACTCTGAAAAAGCTGAGGCTAAAATAGCGGCTCTCGAATCAGAGTTATATACCGCCAAGGTAGACACTGCACTAATGTCGGCAGCTACTAAGCATAATGCTGTGTCGCCCGACCAAGTAACGGCGTTGCTAAAAAGCAAGGTTCGACTAGTAGAAGGAGTTGCAGAAATTGTCAATGAAAGCTCGGATGCTCCGAGATACAACGACAAAGGTGAGCTTCTTTCAGTAGAGGAACTTGTAGGAGAATTTTTAACGGCTAACCCACATTTTGTAAGAGCTAGCAGCGGTGGAGCTGGTTCACAAGGGAACGCTGGTGGCACGACATCGAAGCCTCAAACGGTGGACGACATGCTTGAAACATGGACATCTGGCGGCAAAGAAGCCTACGGAGCCATGAAGAAAGCGAAACAAGCAAATTTATAGAGAGGCTTAAACGATGGCTGCATCAACAACTTCAACATTAGACGACCTGTTTGCGAATATAATCGCTCAGGCAAGATTCACAGCAGAAGAACAATCACTTATGGCTGGCTTAGTGACTCGCTACGATATTGGCAGTCAGGCTGGCAAAACGGTTCAAGTGCCAAAATATCCTGCAATTACAGCGGCGGCTCTTACCGAAGGCACAGATATGTCAAGCACCACAGTAAGCACTAGCTCAGTAACCATTACGGTTGCAGAGGTTGGAGCGCAAGTGGTTCTCACTGATATGGCTGCTATGGGAGCTGGCGACCCAGCAAATGAATTAGGCACTGTGCTTGGTAACTCTATTGCTACCAAGATAGACACAGACCTTCTTGCTTTGTTTGATGGATTTAGCACTGCACTTGGATCAGCTGGAACAGAAATCACTGTTGCAGATATATTCAAAGCGGCGGCAACCCTCAGAACTAACAAAGCTCAGGGCGATATGTTTGCCGTACTTCATCCTTATCAAGCCTACGTTGTAAAGGCTGGCTTAACAAATACATTCGCTAATCCTAACGGCGGCGTAAAGCAAAACGAAGCTATGGTAAATGGCTACGTCGGAACGCTGGCGGGTATCGACGTTTACGAGTCTAGCTTGATTTCAATAGATGGCTCTGACGATGCTAAAGCTGGTGTGTTTAGCAGAGAAGCTCTTGCCTTAGCAATGAAGCGAGACTTCCAGATTGAGAGACAGCGTGATGCTTCACTCAGAGGCTGGGAGTTAAATGCTACTGCCATATACGGAGTCGGAGAGCTAGAAGACACCTACGGCGTAGAGATGTTGTTTGACGCTGCACTATAACTCCTAACGGAGCTTCGTACAGCTAGCGCACGCCCCTCTCAGGAGGGGCATTCTCTACATAGGAGTCTTATATGGCATTTTCTACGGATGCAGATTTACTAACCGTGGTGCCTGACATTCTCGATTTCGGGATAGACGGCTTCATGGATGAACATGCTATTGCAGAAGCTGAACTGACGAGAGAAATTCGCAACCAGTGGTGGCATCGCAAAGGCATATCTGGCGAAATGAACGCCACACTTCTTACAAGCACACAATGGACAAAAGCTAATTCCTACCTGGTGCTTTGGAAATACGCTTTACCTAAATTAACCAACTGGACTGATAGCGATAGATTCCAGGGTATGATTGCCTTCTATAAACAGTTATACCTAGAAGAGATTGCAGCGGTTTTTCAAGACGGCGTTGAATATGATGCTGATGAAGACGGAAGCGTATCAGAAGCAGAAAAAGCCTACGTCGGCAGTGGTTACCTAACAAGATAATGGACGTAACTGTAAGGGTAAAAATACCCGAAAACCTAGAAAAAAAGTTTGGACAAAAACTTCGAAGCAATACAAGGCTTTCTCTTTTAGCTACGGCGGCAAAAGGCGTTGAAATAATCAAAGAAAGAACAGAAAAGCATAAGGAAATATCAGGCCAAAGATTTAAACCTTATAGTCAAGCTTACAAAGAAGAGTCAGGAAAAACAGACCCAGACCTCCAGGTGTCAGGGGCTATGCTAGGCTCTATCCAGGCAAAAGCAACTAATCAAAAAGGAACTATATATTTTAGTTCTGCAGAAGAAGCAAAAAAAGCTATAAAAAATCAGGCAACAAGGCCGTTTTTCGGGTTTAGTCAAAAAGAAGAAGAAAGGCTGCGTGGTGTTTTTGAGCAAAGAATATTTAGGGGCATAGATGAGCGCTAGAGAAAACATCGCCAAAAATCTAGTCACTACTCTGAAAGACGTTACAGAGCCAGTAAAAATTTGCTATGTAACAAGAGAGCCGTTTGATTTATCAAAATTAAGCAATGCTCAATTTCCGGCCGTCCTGGTTAGCACGACAACAGAAAATAGAGAAGACCAGACAATCGGAGGATCTCTTACTAAACGTTCGGGAAGTATTAACTACGAGCTAGTTTGTTATGTAAAAGATAAAGCAATCGACACGGCAAAAAATAAACTAATTGAGGGTATAGAGGAAAAGCTTGACGTTGACAGGACTCGAGGCGGTAACGCCCTAGACACACAAGTAATATCGATACAAACAGATGACGGTAGCATAGATCCAGTTGGTGGCGTTATAATAACGGTACAATGCTTATATCGTTTCACAAGAGGCACAGCGTAATGAAAATGGTTAAAATGACAACTGCGTCAGGTGGTGAAATAGAGTGCCACCCATCGCAAGTAGAAAGCATGGAAAAAATGGGCTGGAAAGTTGCGGGCAAAAAAGCAGCAAAGAAAGCTGAAGATAAAACAGAGAAGGAGGAAGACTAAATGGCGACTCATGCGGGTAGCGAAGGAGTTATAAAGGTATCAGCTAATACCGTTGCAGAGGTTCGCTCTTATTCTATAGAGCAAACTTGTGACATGATAGAAGATACTGCGATGGGCGATTCAGCAAGAACCTATGTTACTGGGTTAACCAGCTATACAGGGACTATTGACTGCTTTTGGGACGAGACCGACACTAATGGACAGGTAGCTTTAGGCGTAGGAAATGCTGTCACATTAAACTTTTACCCAGAAGGCGCAGATAGCGGCGACACTTATTACTCAGGAACCGTAAAGGTAACGAGTTTTAGCAGAAGCGCATCATTTGACGGAATGGTAGAGGCTTCAATAGGCGTGCAAGGCTCTGGTGCATTAACTACAGCGACTGTTTAAGTGTCGGTTATAGAGAAAGCCAAAGCGCATTATCAGAATAAGCTGTCCCAGGAACCCAGGGAAATAAAAATCCCAGAATGGGACACCACAGCTTACATTAAGCCAGCTATGTCTTTGCAGAGATTGGGCGAAGTCATGGAGGTGGCTAATAATGGTAATGCAGCTGAAGCTATGGTGCTTACAATTGTCTACCGATTAATTGATGCTGAAGGCAAACCAATTTTTCGCAAAGTAGACAAACTTGAGTTAATGAAGCATACAGACCCAGATGTTTTGGCAGAGATTGTAAACCAGATAAACGAAAGCGACCCGTCGCCAGAGGAAATTGAGGGAAACTAAAAAGCGACAGTGATTTGCAATTTGCCTATTTTCTAGCCGAGCATCTGCACAAAACTGTCGCTGAAATCTTGCAGATGGACGTACGCGAATATCAAGGCTGGCTATCTTGGTTTCGCATAAAGGCAGATAAGCATGGCAAATGATGTAGTAATTGACATTGTAGCAAATGATAGAACCAAAAAAGCTTTTGGCTCTGTTAGGTCTGGCTTAGTTGGTATAGGCAAGGTAGCAGTTAGCACTGTCGCCAAGGTCGCAAAGATTGGTGCTGCTTTTGCTGCTGCTGCTGGAGCAAGTGCAATAGCTCTAACCAAAATGTCGATGACAGCCATTGACAACCTTTCAAAAACAGCAAGTAAAATAGGCGTAACTACAGAAGCGTTAGTAGGGTTGCAACACGCCGCAGAGCTTTCAGGTGTATCTACAGACACCATGAACATGGCTCTGCAAAGACTAACGCGTAGAGTGTCAGAAGCCGCAGAAGGAACTGGCGAAGCAGTTGGAGCGCTTAGAGAGCTAGGCTTAGATGCAAGGGAAATAGAAAAACTCCCGCTTGACGAGCAAATGAATCAAATTGCTGATGCAATGTTAGGCGTTGAGTCGCAATCTGACAAAGTTAGATTAGCAATGAAATTGTTTGACTCGGAAGGCGTTGCTTTAGTTAACACAATGAAAAACGGAAGTGCTGGGCTTAAAGAGTTTGCAAAAGAAACTCAAGCCTTGGGTTTAGCTGTTTCAGAAGTTGACGCTGCAAAGATAGAAGCAGCAAATGACGCTATAACAAGAGCAAAAGGCGTATTCACAGGGTTAGGCAATCAATTAGCCATAGCCTTTGCCCCCGCTATAGCTTTTGTTGCAGACATGTTTAGACAGGCTGCCTTAGACCAGAACGAATTCGGGAATGTTGGACAAAGAGTTGCTAACGTAATGGTCAGCGCTGTCGGCAGAATGATGGATGGCTGGAAAGCGTTTAGAGTTCTGCTGTTGCAAGTTAAAGCTGTATTTTACGAGTTTGGCGCTGCTGCTGTAGAAGCGTTAAGACCTATGGCAAAAGCATTAGATACGATAATAGAAGCATGGAACCCATTAGCTAACTTCTTTGGCATGGATGTAATGGACCCTAACAACGAGCGTACTATCCTGGGAGGCACAAAAGCTCTTACAGAAAAAGCAGTAGAAGCAAGGCAAGAGGTGGTTGCTTTGTTAGAAGCTATGAATCCAAGCGACGAGCTTATGGAAAAATTCAACGCACTCACAGCTAACTTTAAAACCATAAGCGAAGAGTCTGGAACAGCAACCGAAAAAATGAACAAATGGCAAAGCCAATTTATTAACGCTCAACAGGAAGGCGAAAAGAAGGCAGACGAATTTAATCAAGCCACTACTGTTGGCAGAACAAAGCTAGTTTTAGAAGAAGGGAGCAAACAACTAGCGGCCTTTAAAGGGCAAAGCAAGAAAATGTTTGCAGTTCAAAAAGCTGCCGCTATTGCAACAGCAATAATAAATACAGCAGAAAGTGTAACAAAAACAATGGCGGCTTATCCTTTTCCGATAGACGTTGCTCTTTCGGCTTTAAGTCTTGCGGCTGGTATGGCTCAGGTTAGCGCAATCAAGTCGCAGTCTTTCCTGGGAGGCGGTTTCACTGGTTACGGAGCAAGGGCTGGCGGTGTAGATGGAAAAGGAGGCATGCCAGCTATAGTGCATCCTAATGAGACAATTATTGACCACCAGCAAGGTGGAAGCATGGGAGTAACACAAAATATTAACATTCAGACAGGAGTGGCTCAAACTGTTAGAGCAGAAATACAGAACTTGCTTCCTGAGATAGTCGAGATTTCAAAAGCAGCTATAATAGATAGCAATCAGCGAGGCGGCTCGTTTAGAAATGGATTACTAGGAACTTAGATGGCAGATTTTCCAAGTGTAGGAATACAAAAAATGACCATGCGATTGTCATCAGTGACAGCAGTAGCAGAGTCGCCATTTACCTATGAGCAACAGGTGTATCAGCACCAGGGCGTTAGGTGGGAGGCTGAAATTACTCTTTCACCTTTGACAAGAGACAATGCTAAAACAGTAGAGGCGTTTTTCGCTTCTTTACGAGGTCAGGCGACAACCTTTAATTTAGGAAACCCACTACATAATGTAAGCGGAGGGTCAGGCAGTGTTACAGCGGCAACCATTGGAGCAACAACACTCACAGCAACGCTCTCTGGCGGCGCTACTGTCGGAGACTACTTTCAACTTGGTACTCGTCTTCACATCGTTACTGCTGTTAATAGTGGGGGTGGTACGGTTACTGTTATGCCTCCCGCTCGAGATACTATCAGCAGTTCGACATCTATGGATTTTACTTTACCGAAAGGTGTCTGGCGTTTAGCAAGCAACCAGATTGATTGGGACATAAGCGTAGCTGGGATATATGGATTTACCTTTGCATGTGTTGAGGCTATCTGATGGCTAGAACTCTTACAACAGCAATGTCTAACGCGGTTGACGATGAAGTAGTCAGGCCGTTTTACCTTATTCACCTTAATCTAGACTCTGGCGATGGAGGTGCGCTTTATTTTTGGAGCGGGGTTGGAAATTACTCTTACGATTCAAAGTCTTACATAGGGGCTGGCAATCTTTTAAACATATCTACTATTCAAGAGACGGCAGCAGTCCAGGCAAACGGATTGAGAGTCGGGCTTTCTGGAGTTAATAGCACTCTAATAACCGCAGCAAGAGATGCAGACTACCAAGGCAGAGTATTAACCTTAAAGCTTGGGCTTATGGATGCAACAAATACGGTAATTAGTGACCCTGTTATTTTATTTGAAGGGTTTATGGATGTTATGAGCATTACTGACAAAGGTGAAAAATGCGATATCTCTGTTTCAGTAGAGCATCGGCTTATTGAATTTGACAGAGAAAGAGTCAGAAGATTAACGGATGCAGACCAGCAAATAGACCACTCAGGAGACAAGGGCTTTGAGTTTATTGCCGAAATACAGGAAAAGGAGATTGCATGGGGCGTTCATGACGGATCCAAACCAACCTACGGAACAGGAGCGAAAGTGCCAGATAATGTAGTAATTCCACAGATTAATTTTTGATGCTTTATCAGCATGAAAATTACGGAAATGTTAGAGAGGATATAAAGCCGCTAATTATTAAACACTGGGAAGAGATAGCATTAAACCAGGACATTATTGAGCTAAACCCAGATTGGGATGCTTATGCAGAGCTTGATAGAGGCGGGATGCTAAGAGTTTTTACGGTCAGAAAAGAAGACGAGTCGCTAGTTGGTTATTTTGTGGTGATTGTTTCGCGCTCTTTGCATTACAAAGACCATTTATTTGCAAATAACGACATTATCTTTTTATTGCCGGAATACAGAAAAGGAACAACAGGAATCAAACTAATAGATTTTGCAGAAAGAGAACTAGAGGCAGAAGGCATTAGAACTTTAAACATCAATACTAAAGACCACCAATCATTCGACGCTATCTTGCAGAGAAGGGGCTATCAGATGATTGAAAGGGTTTACTCAAAGGTCTGGCGTTAATGGCTATTGCAGCAGTCTTAACAGTAGTTGCAACGGCAGTCTATGGGCCGAAAGGCTTCTTGTTTGGTCTTGTTGGTGGGTTCATAATTGACCAAGTTACAAAATTAATGAATCCAGAGCTTGATAATTTATCAGGCGGCGCAACCACAACAGTAAAAGAGTCTAGTCCGACTCAGAAAATAGTCTACGGCAAAACCAGAGTTGGCGGCTCAATCGTGTTTGTAGATATTACTGGAACAGATAACGAGTACCTTCATTTGCTGGTGTGTTTTGCTAGCCATGAAGTAGAAGACATAGAAAAGATTTACTTCAATGACAAAGAAGCGTGGAACTCAACTTCAGGTACAGTTTCACCTTTTAACGCAGTTATAGCTCCAGATGACCCTTATGTAACAGTCGATTTAGTAAAAGGAAGCCAGACAGGGGCTATAGGAGCTTTAGTTAGCAGAAGCAGTTACTGGACAACAGACCATAAGAATTTAGGCCACACAATGGTTTATACGCGCCTTATGTGGGATTCAAATGATGGAAGTAATGGCGAAGGCAAAAGCAATTCTTTATTTCCGCAAGGCATACCCAATGTAACCGCTTTAATTAAAGGAAAAAAAATATACGACCCTAGAAAAGACAGCACTTCTGCTGTTTACGATTCCAGCTTAGGCACTAGCACTCATAGATTAGCAACTGCTTCGACATGGGAATGGTCGCAAAACCCTGCGCTTATTGTTAGGGATTACATGACCGATGATAAGTTTGGCTTAAAAGATTCCGACAGCTTAATAAACCTCGCATCATTAGCTGCTGCTGCAAATATATGCGACCAATCAGTTACCCTAGCAGATAGCTCTACTCAGAAAAGATACGAATGCGACGGAAGGATAGATAGCGGAAAAACAATAAAAACAAATCTTGAAGGGCTGCTAGCAAGTATGGCGGGAACTCTGGTCTATTCTGGAGGCGAATATTTTATAAATGCCGGAGCTTATGTCAGCCCATCTCTTACCTTAACTGAGTCCGATATTGTAAGCGACATAAAAGTAACAACCAAAACCCCCAGGAAGCAGCAATATAATGCGGTGAAGGGGCAGTTTTTATCTGCACAAAAAAATTACATTCCTATGGAATACCCCGCATTCATTTCTAGCACGTATGCCACGGAAGACGGAGAGCCGTTATATTTAGACGTGCCGCTTCACTTTGTTACGGATGACCATAGGGCGCAAAGGATAGCAAAGCTAAAGCTGTTAAAATCAAGACAGCAGACAGTAGCTACATTTTCGGTTAATTTGATTGGCTTAAAATTAAAATGCGGCGACACAATAAGCGTTACCAATACAAAGATGGGGTGGAGTTCAAAAGTTTTCGAGGTAATAGATTACTCAATAAACCCCCAGGCTAGCGGGACAATAGCAGTAACCATTAGCTGTGTAGAAACAGCTTCAGCAGTTTACGACTGGGCTACCAGCGACGAACAGACCATGAATTTTGGTGGCACCATAACTCTGCCTAATGGCTCGACAGTAAATGCTCCAACCAGCTTATCTGTTTCTAATTCACCAGCATTGCAAGATGATGGCTCAATACTTCCAGCAGCTAACATTACATGGACTGCTTCTACTGGTGGAGGAATAGCCAGATACGAAGTGCAATACAAAAAGTCATCAGATAGTAATTACACTGTAGCTGGTTATCCGCAAGACTCACCATTTAGATTAGAGCCGCTATTAGCTGGCACAAATTACGACATCAGGATTAGAGCATTAAATTATTTTGGCGTTAAAAGCACATGGGTAACTGCAAGCAGTCAATCTGTCACAGGAGACACAACGGCTCCATCAGCACCCACAAGTCTTGCTGTATCGGCGGGAGTTAAGCAGCTTTCTCTTACTTGGACAAAGCCAACTGCTGACGATTATTCACATTCAGAAGTTTACGAACACACATCTAACTCTAGCGGATCTGCTACAAAAATAGGAACAGCAAGCGGTGCTTTTACAAGGTCTGGGCTGGGTACTGGTGTCACTCGATACTACTGGGTTAAAGGTGTTGATTACTCAGGAAACACATCAGGCTTTAGCAGCGTAGCAAGCGGAACAACTTTGCAAGTTGGAAGCACAGATATTGAGACAGGGGGAGTAGCCACTGTTAATCTTGCCTCAGCCTCAGTTAACACTATTAAGCTAGGAGCTAATGCAGTTACCGTTCCAGTAGGAGGCAGCTTTTCGGCTAATAGTTCAAATACCACTACTACGACGCACACATGGAACTCACCAATCATAGACATGCAAATAGATTTCGGAAGCGATAGCAATAACTGGCCTACAGATGTTTTTGTAATAGCTGGGATTAACTTTTTAAGGACAACCACATCAAACACATCCGCATCAACAGTGAATGTTAAGATGGCAAGAGTTAACAATACTTGGGACTCAGATGGGAACTTAACCCAGCAATATGTTTTCGATGCGGGGAGCGATATGGGGCAATCTGTTACAGCGGGATTTAGCACATGTATCGAAACAGGGTGCAAGCATCCCGCACCAAGCACTCGTTATATGAATTACAGACTTACCTGGAGGTCAACTATAGCGGGGCAATTTTCTCAAGGGGCGTGTCACATGTTAGTGATAGCGACCAAAAGATGATTATAGTTTACGACAGCGATGGAAATATAAGACAGCAGTTATCTGGTGCAGCGACGTTTTTAAAACTTGATGGCTTGTCGCATTTGGAAGTTGACGACGAAACAAACATCGACCCAGTGCGTCAAAAGGTAGAAGATGGCAAAATAGTAGACAAAGACGCTAGCATTGTTACGCAAAATATGATAGCGACCACAGAGATAGAGATAAAAATGCGAAGAGTGCAGTTACTATACGACTGCGATTGGACACAGGCAGCAGACTCACCATTGTCAGAGTCTAAAAAAGCCGAATGGAAAACATACAGACAGGCTTTGAGAGATTTCCCTGCTACATGTGAAAACGAAACAAATATTGACGAGGTGGATTTTCCAACACCTCCAGCGAGTTAAAAAATGGCAGATACACTTTACTTAGTTAAAAACGACACGGCGGCAAATGTTCATGCCACTATTACACGACAGGATACAGGTCTGGCGGTTGACCTTTCTGGAGCTACCACTGTTTTGAAGTTTAAAAAGAGAGGCGGCACAAGCGTTCTTTCTACTTTAACAGCCCAAAACTCTGGAACAAACCTAGCCAATGGAATAGCGATATTTAATTTTAGCGGGTCGCAACTGAATGTTGATCCTGGGAACTATATTGGAGAGATTCAGGCTACCTTTGGCGATGGGACAATAGAATCGGTTTACGAGCAACTAGATTTCTTTGTGAGGGACGAATACTAAATGGCGTTTGATGCTGTCATAAAGCTTAAAAGGCTTCTCGCTACCATAGCTGATAAACGAATGGTTATGGTGACGAAGCAGTCTAGGCTAATTGCTGATATATTTATTGGCGCAATAGACAGGATTAGAAGAACATTTGCAGATACAAGCTCAATTACAGACACACAGACTATAGAGTTTGGAAAGAAGCCCAGTGAAACTATTTCCTTAACAGAGTCACAAGTTAAAGCGTTTGCAAAATCAACATCTGAAGCTTTAGGTGTAACAGACTCTGCTTCTAAAGAAGCCGGAAAAACCTTAGCTGATGCGTTTAACATATCCGATGCTTTAACAAGGCAATATAACAAGATTGTCTCTGAAGCAGTTAACGCAACTGACGATGTAAACGGTGCGCTTGCTGGTGACGACCAGACCATGCACTTTGTTAAAAGCGTTTCAGATACTCCAGCAGTAAGTGATTCCCTATCAGCAGCTTTTGCTAAATATGTTTCTGATTCATCAGCTATTACTGATAACGCAATTAATGAAATAGGCAAGAAGCCATCTGACTCAGTTTCTATGGCAGAAAGCCA